ACGACGAAAAAACAAGCTGCAACTCATGCGGTGATGGTGAAAACGATATAAAAGTTACTTCAACAGATGGCGGTCACGTTTCAGAGTGCGAGACAAAATGCAGGTCATGCGGATTTACAGATTATTGGTGCTACGGGTTTTTTGAGTCAGGCAGCTACATGGAAGGAAAAAGCAAAACATACACTTTCGGCAGCAATAAAAATGGATAAGCAAAAATTCATAATCTCAAGCTATCCAAATCTGGTAGGTGCTTTTCAGTACGCAAAGCAATTTGGCTTTGAGCATCCTTACTGCGTAGAGGTAAGGCCATTAACCAGAACAGACCCGCAAAACAAGCTGTTACATGCGCTGTTCGGAGAGTTGGCGCATCAAGCAAGATGGCAGAATGAAAAGCTGACGGCTGAGCAGTGGAAAATGCTGATGATTAGCGCGCATACGATAGCCGAAAAGATGCCAACAAAGATGGTCATAGGTTTAGAGGGTGAGGTGGTAAACCTTCGGGAAAGTAGCGCTCAGATGTCGGTTGCTAGGCTGAATAGCTTGATTGAGTATGTGAGTTGCTGGGCAGCTGGTCAGGGAGTGATACTTAAAAATGACTAAATGCCCGATATGTAAAGCGCCAGCAACGCAGAAATTTGGACTCAAGCTGTTTTGCGGATTTGAACATGCCGCTCAATGGGCGAAAGCTCAAGCTGATAAATCGAAAGCCAAAAAGCAAAAGGAGTTTAACGCAGAGACTCGGCGGCGGAAGGTTGCGCTAAAGAGTCGCGGCGACTGGTTAAAAGAGGCTCAGACTGTTTTTAACAAATACATACGACTAAGGGATGCCGAATTGCCTTGCGCCAGTTGTGGGCGATTCCACGAGGGACAATGGCATGCGGGGCATTATCTTTCAGTAGGGGCGCATCCAGAGCTTAGGTTTGAACCGCTTAACGTATGGCGTCAGTGCATGCCATGTAACTCGCACTTGTCAGGCAACCAAGTTAATTACCGCATTGAGTTAATAAACCGAATCGGGCTTGATAAGGTCGAATGGCTCGAAGGAAAGCACGAGCCGCTAAAGCTGACGATTGAAGAAATCAAGATTTTGATTGCTGAGTATAAATCGAAAATAAAACAGCTTGAGAGCTTGCACCAATAATCAAATATGCTATATTCGATTACACAGCGCAGGGCTGTTGATGGAGATTAGAAATGGCAATTCATTACATTGGAAAGCGAGAGGCTGAAAAGCTGTCTGGTTTAAAATTAGATGGCAGAAGGAAATACTTTTTATGGGATGGCTTAGTGTCATTTTCTGCAAAATTTACAACAGTATGTAGCGGGTGCTCTGATGGCTCAGAATACTCAAACTCAAGCATCGGGTCTGGCTGCAGTGAATGCGGTTATACAGGCAGGCGAACTATGTCTTTTCCGTGTCCTGCAAATCCAAAGCAAGTTAGAATTTAACAGAGGCATTAATGAAACCAATCGCAGAATTAATAAAACAATACGGAACGCAAAAAAAGCTTGCTGAGGCTATGGGTACTAATCAAGGCCAAGTGTCTAGCTGGCTTCGATATGGTGCTCTGGTGACTGACGATGGCGCTGTATGGGTTAAGCGGCGTGATGGTGTTGATGGGTTGGGGTTGTTTTTGGAGGGTGAGAAATGAAAAAGTTAAGCGAAGTTTTTGAGTTGCCGGTAAGCGGTCAGGATGTTTCAGAGTTTTACTATCTTGATTGCTCTGATGAGGAAGACGACGACGCCATTGCCCACGCAATAAACCACGTAGATTCGCTGGCTGATGCTTTGGAAGGTCTTTTAAATAGGCTTCATTATGAGGGTTGCGATTTTGCAGATATGGCCGTTGCTGCTACTGCGCTAGAAAAATATCGAGGTGAAGCATGGCAGGCCTCTTGTACAAGCTAAAGCAAGACATCCGCAACGGCTTTGTGAAGCTTAGCGACTTGCGGCCCAATAGTCGTGAAATCGCGCAACGGATGCTGGCTAATGGGGAGTTGTATGTTTGCCCGAAAGGGTTTTTGAAACTTAACAGTGTTGATTAATTGGAGATTTGATGATGGAAAAAGTAACAGGGAAAACAAGGTACAGAGCCACCTTCTTTGGGAAGATGATTTTACAGGTAGAAGTGAGCTACTACGACGATATGCCTCATGGCGGTGTGGACAGAGTTAAGTGGCGTGATGCAAATTTAACAGACTTCACTACAAACACAACGCCACCAGCGCCGGAGATTGAGCAATGAGTAATTTAAACAAGTTTTTTGAGAAATCCATAGCGGACTTGGTCACTCACGGAGCCGCACTAAGTTTAACATCCGGTGGCCACGTATCTTACGATAACTGGAAACAAACAGACACCGCAGCAGACGAACAAGCAGAGCAAGACGCAAGGGTTGCTGCATTAGCCGAGCAAATACGCCTCCAGATGGTTATGGCTGACTTTATCGACGAAATAGAGTTAGATGCAAGCTTAAACGCAGAATGCTGTCAGGCGATAACCAAGGCGTTTATGGAAGGGGTTAATCCTGCAATCCTACTGCACAACTATGCGCAAGATTGGTTGGATGCTGAGGCAACCAGGTTGGCTAGGGAGAGATTGAAATGAGCAAGGCACTAGCAAAGCCAGTGAAGGTATCAAACGGTGATTTTCTGACTGGATCAAACTTCGAAGTTTTACTAATGACGCCTAACCAGGTAATTGCACTGGCAAAGCAAACAGAAAAGCGACTAAATGCAGGCTGTACAAAGTTTAGCTGTTTCGATGCTGGCGATTATTACCGCGCTACAGCTTGTACGCCAGGAGTAAAAGCGTTATGACAAAACAAACCGCAGTATTAAACCTATGTCTAGCACGACACATCGCCAGGCTAGAAGGTCGCAACGAAGCAGTCGCAATCACCAAGGCAGCAAGGCGCATTCGTGACGAAACAAAAGACAGAGCGCTGTACGAGCTGGTCAAGATGTACGCCGGAGATATTGCACCTGCCACGGTTGGCGGTAAGCGGTTAACTGGCGACAAGCTGAAGGTTATGTCTGTTGCCAAGCTTGAGAGCGGCATGCGTGAGTTTGGTGTTTTGTGAGTTGTGTTTTTAGCCGTATGATATACAATAAAGCCATCAGCTAGGAGTGAAGCCCAAACTGATTAACCGCCAGAAGCGGGATAAACAGGCTAGACGAATAAACCCGTATCAGGTGCCTACTAGCAGGCCGCTTCAACTGATACGGGTTTTACTTTATGAGGCGAAAATGTACAAATATAACAAATCAAAAATGGTTTGGGGTGTTGGGATAAATGATGCTGACTACCCTGTAATGCCAAGAGTGGGTAATAGTCAAAACGTATGCAATTTTTACAAAACGTGGAGAAGCATGCTTGAAAGATGCTACAGCGCACGATGGATAAGAAAATACCCAACTTACTCTGGATGCAGCGTTGCAAGTGAATGGCTGGCTTTTAGTAATTTTAAGAGATGGATGGAGTCTCAAAATTGGCATGGAAAAGATTTGGATAAAGATTTGCTTGTGGTTGGCAATAAGATTTATTCAAAAGAAACTTGCATATTTATAGATCCAGCAGTAAACAAGTTTATATCTAAAGATAGCATATTTGAACGAAATTCAACCGCCGGAGCATTTAAAAGGCCAAATGGGAAATGGCAAGCCAAGTGCGTAAACTCAAGAACAGGAAAGCAGGAGACTATTGGTACGTTTGACACTAGGGAGATGGCTAGGGCAGCATGGGTTTCTAGAAAAATTGAAGTAATCAATCAGCTTGCCGAATCTATAGATGATGACATAGTGAAAGCTGCTATTTTAAATAGATATAAATTATTTTTGGAGGGTTAATAATGCGCAGCTACACAATCGCAGCAACAACCAGAACAGGCAATTACATTCAAACCCAAACAAGTGCAACCAGCATGACAGGAGCGATTGAAAACTTTATCTACGATTTAGCAATCGGTCATGCGACGCTAATGGAAGAAGTTGTTGAGTTGGATATTACGGAGATTGTTGAATAGCCGCCTAACAAGCGGCTTTTTTCATTCTGCAATATCAGCTATACTCAATCACAGAGATTCAACAAGTGGAGCCGAGAGATGGCAGCGCCAAAAGGCAATCAGTTTTGGAAAGTAAGAGCTACGCATGGCAGAGAGAAGGCGTTTTCGTCTGCTGAGTTATTGTGGGAATCCTGCCAAGAATACTTTCAATGGGTCGAAGATAACCCGCTGTGGGAAAACAAAGTGTCTCAGTTCCAAGGCGGCGTTGTTGACATGCCTGTTGCTAAGATGCGCGCAATGACCAAGGCGGGGTTGTGCTTCTTTTTGGCTGTGGATGAGAAGACGTTCAATCGGTATCGCGATGGTGCCGACCAAGATTTTTGTCGCGTCGCATTAGAAGCCGAGCAAGTCATATATCAACAGAAGTTTGCAGGAGCAGCGGCAGACCTGTTAAACGCCAATATCATAGCCAGAGACTTGGGCTTATCAGATAAAACTCAGACTGAGCACTCCGGCTCAATTGACATTAACAAGCTGTCTGATGAAGAGCTAGAGCGGCGCATTGCGGATTTAAGCAAGTGACTAGGCAAGAAAAGATTGAGCTGATTCGGCTGCTCGAAGAAAAGAAGCGTAGGGATGAGATGAATCAACTGAAGCTTCAATATCAGAAGATGTACGACTGGCAAAAAAGATTTGCAGCAGCTACTGCCGAAAACAGAAGTTGCATGCTCATGGCTGCTAACAGGTGCGTCAGTGGCTTTACTAATCTTGATTATATATCTCAATCGGAAACGGCTCAGCTATCGCGCCCATTCTTAAAAGCTTTGCGCGACTTAGGTGCTGGTGTTGTTTCGTCGGTTGATGGATCTCAACATATCTCAGGTAAGCTTTCCGCATATTTTCAGGGAATTCAGCCAGCAACTCGTTTATATCTGGAAGACGGGGCTTTTCTTGATTGCTCGGATGAGCACCAGGTATTAACTTCCGAGGGCTGTTATTCCACCATTTACCAACTAAAGTATCGTCAAGGTGCTTTCTATTCGTTGAGTAAACTCTTAGATTGCTTGGCCAGTTGTGTCGAGGATGGTTGTCGATATGGTCAACTACTTCATCTGCTGTTAAATATCGACCAATTGCACACTCAAGAATCAAGCGATGCTCTGCAACATATCCTTGCTTTTTCGCCAGAGGATGAAGCGGGGCAAATTGGTCTATATATCCAAGCTTTACAAGGCGACGACCTCCTTTCCAGTCCCTATGCCCTTGACCTGAGCGAGGACCTGTTCGAGCGCAAATTATTCCAAGGCGCGAAGCCGCACGCTCAATTGATGTTCTGTTTACAGAAAGCTTTTCAGCAACTTCATTCTGAGTCATTCCAGATTCAAGAAGTGCGATCATTACATTCTGACAAAACTGGCGGTTGCGGTGAGGCTTGCAGCAGCGACATATTTCTTTCATTGGATGGAGTCCTTTTGTATGGCGGTAAACGAATAATAGCATATAAAGAAATCGGTTTACAGCCATTATTTGATTTGCAGGTGCAGGGCGCTAACAACTATTCAACCAGCGGAGTTATCAATCACAACTGCGGCAAGACCATGACAGGATTAACCATGGATGCCATGCACCTGACGGGCGACTACCCAGATGACTGGGAAGGCTACAGATTTGAGCACGCTCCAAGATGCTGGTTGCTTGGTTATTCGATGGAAAAAACAAGGGATTTGCTTCAAGCTCCGCTATTTGGTCGCATGGAGGTCGGGGCATTTTCTGGTGGACTTATAAATAAAGATCGCATACTTGGTCACTACGCAGCGCAAGGTACGTCAGGTGCTATGCGTGAAGTTAGGGTTAGGCATAAGGGCGGCGGCGAGTCTATTTGCCAGTTCTGGTCTTATTCTCAGGGCCAATCGGCTTTGATGGGGGACTCTGTAGACTGGTATCACATAGATGAGGAACCAAAAGACCGCACAATTTACCCGCAGGTGTTAACCCGTACGGCCACCGGAGATAAAGGCAAAGGTGGCAGAGGTATTCTGACGTTTACGCCTGAGAACGGGCGCACCGAGTTGGTTGTCCAGTTTATGGATTCTCCGGCGCAAGGTCAGTACATGCAGCGCGCTACGTGGGACGATGCTTTGCACTTAACCGAAGAGACTAAAGAGCAGTTGCTTGCCAGCTTCCCTCCTTGGCAGCGCGACATGCGTACAAAGGGCTTGCCGCTACTCGGCACTGGCTTAATTTTTGATATTAAAATCCCAACATGCAAAGCATTTCCATGCCCCGACCATTGGTATGTTATCAACGGTATGGACTTTGGGTGGGATCACCCACAAGCGCATTGCCAATTGCTGTGGGATAAAGACGAGGACGTCATTTATGTGTCTAAACTTTACCGCAAGAGCAAGCAGCAGCCTTACGAGGTTTGGCATAACGTGAAGTCGTGGGCGCGTAACGTGCCAACAGCTTGGCCTTCTGACGGTTTGCAGACAGAGAAAGGCTCAGGCAAGTCGCAGAAGTCTTATTATGAAGAGGCGGGCTGGTCTATGCTGTCAATGCACGCTCAATGGCCTGATGGTGGCGTGTCTGTTGAGCAAGGCTTAATGGAGATGTACGACAGATTCAAGACTGGCAAGCTGGTTATATTTGACCATTTATCTGATTTGCTTGATGAGTTAATGCAGTATCACCGCGACGAGAAAGGCTCAATCGTGAAGGTGGCTGACGATGCTATTTCTGCTGTGCGTTATGCTTACATGATGCGGCGGTTTGCTGAAACTAAATACGACATACTGAATCAGCCTGAGTATCACCATGAAGAAAGAAGCCAGCACAAGCATGCTGGCAGTTTAGGTTATTGATTGTTGGCGATTAGCTCGGCAAACTTGACGATGATTGTGTTTCTGTTTTTTTCTTTCATCTGAATCTCTTCAATGAATGAAAGCTCACCAGCATCAAACATAACAAGCCACTTGTCGCTGACATTAACTGCGGTTGCGCCTTCGCATTTAGGGATGGCAAGGCCAAATGCGTTGGTATCTTCTAAGCTATATATTTTCATTTCAATCTCCAATTGGTTGAGGTGTAACTATAGCACAATCGCAAGCTTTGAGAAGTCGCAGCACTACGCTATACTAACCAAAACTACTAAGGGCTTGACAAATGAAAGAGCTGCTTTCCTATATTGACAATCCGAACATTGCGGCGGATTTATCAGAAGAAAAACTAACCGAAATCGCGCAGAAAGTCGTGCAGGAGTACGGAGAAGACCGCGACTCTATGTCCGAATGGGCAAAGATGGTCGATAAGGGTATGAAGGTTGCGAAGCCTGCAATGGAGAGCAAGAGCTATCCGTGGGAAGGTGCAAGCAACTATAAGTCGCCGATGATTTACGAGGCTGTTATCAGCTTTGGAGACCGTGCATCAACTGAGATTCTAGGCGGTAAGAAGCTTGTCAAGGGCTGCATTGAAGGCGTTGAAACGCCAGAGAAGCAGGCGCGCATGAGTCGTGTCGCTCAGTTCATGAACTGGCAGTTTAACTATGAGATGCCAGAGTGGCGAGCTGAACAAGAGCAAGCTTTGTACGCATTAGCTGCTGTTGGTTGCTTCTTCAAGAAAACATTTTTCGACCCGACCGAGGGCAAGAACGTATCGTTGCCAATATTCTACCCTAACTTTGCCGTCAATCAGAACGAGCGCTCAATGTCTGCGCTTACTCGCTTCACTGAGTGCAAAGTATATTGCGAAGCTGAAGTTAACGAGCGTATTGCCGCAGGTATCTGGCTCGAC